GATGTAGTCCGGGCAGATTTATCTGTTTCAGTAGCCACCACAGAACTGTCTCTTGCAATTCGTTTTGGAGCTATCGGAATTAAATTTATAACTGGTGTAGATGATGCATCCAGGATTCAGATTGGAACTGATAAAATTTTATATCTTCCTGAAGGCAGTACTTTTGGTGTAACGGCTCCAAGCGGTTCTTTATCAGAGATAATAGATGCGACTCGTTTTTTGGTGGAAGCCACTCTTAATAATAACCATATCCGTATTAAATGGGCCGATGTCAAGGGCAACGCTCCATCAGGATTCAGTCTTCAAGTTCAAGAAATCGAAAACTATGATGAAAGGTTGGCAAACACCGAAGACACATGGAGGCCTTTTGAAAGGCATCGTTATATTGTGGATCGTGAGATTATCAGGGTCAGGGCCGGTGTTAAGCTTCCAGAAGATTACAGTGTAGACTTTTTAGAGCCAAACTATCCAATGTCAGTACAGGATGAGATTAATCACTGGACTTGGAAATTTGAAAATGGCCTGGCAACACCTATGGATTATTTTGATTACATGAATCCGGATGCGGACCAGAGTCTGAGAGATAAGTTTATGAAACAGGCGGATGATTCAACTAAACCGGCAGTAAACAGACTGCTTTCCAGATTACAAAATGGCTGATATTTTTGATGAAGCTTTTGAAGATTATAATGATAGGCTGAATCAGTCAATAGAAGAATTCCTTAATGACATCAGCGAAATGGAGGAGGATGGATACAGTATTGAGGAAATTCTTGCCGTTTTGGCTGCTATGGCAGTAGGGGAATATTTTATTGAAATGCTGGGTATGAATGGAGCGGTGAATGCTTATTCCGGCAGATTGGGATCTATTTTAGATAATCTGGTATCATTTGGCACAATAACAGAAGGTCAATTAGCCTCATTAGGATCCATTCAGTCTCAAGCAGTAGCTCAATTCACTTCTGACATGGCAGAGAGAGTGAGACTATTAACCGCTCAAGGATTATCAAGCGGTCAGTCTGTCAGGCAGATCCGGGCAATGATCAACCGTAATCCTTTGACGCAATCTCGGAATATAGAAACATTTATTTCTTCCGGCATTGCCAGTTATAAACGCTCTGTAGTTGGCATTATGTCAGAAACAGCAGATCCTGGAGTTTTATATCAGTACGAAGGTCCGCTTGACAGTAAAACGCGACCCATATGCAGAGTAATGTTAGCAAGTCCTAATTTAACCAAGGATGACATAGGCGCACAGTATCCGGGGGCATTCACAGATGGGGGTGGATATAACTGTAGACATTCATGGATTAAAGCATCAGAGAATAAAGAAATGTCATCTACACGAAAAAGAGCTTCCAATGATGTAGCACAAAGAAGGGAAAGTAAGCGTTGGCGAGAACCTGTCACCCTTCAGCAATATTATGAAGGCAAATGAAGATTCCTGATTTTACAAAATTAATAAAATTTGATAGAAAATTCTTCGATGAACTAGGTAAGAAGAATGTAGTCTGGCATAAGATGAATATTCAGATAGACGGCATCAATGCCAGGACAGGAAATCCATTTGTAAAGTATACACCTGATTATAAGCGAAGAAAAGCAAAGGGTAAGGCAGTCAAGCAGGGTGAAGTGCAGAGATCAAGAAAAATAGATCCGCCAAACCTGACTTTAACCGGTGCTATGATGGATTCTTTCAAATTTATTAAGTCCTCTAACAAGGGATATATATACGGCATTACAGATGCTAAACAGGCAACGAAATTAGTTGGTAACCAAACCGGCCATTATGGCAAGAATACAAACTTGCGCAAAAAAAGAATTGTTTCGGACAAAGAAAACCCACTTCCACCGAAGGTGAAAACTAAAGTGACTACCGCAATTGCAGGAAGAATTGCAGAAAACTTTAGAGATGTTTTTACCAAAAAGGGATATGTGGTTACAATTATAAAAATGTGAGGTAACTCATGGAACAGGACCAGAAAAAGGTCGAGCAGGAAGCTCAAGAACCGATTGCAGAACAGCAACAAGAAGATCAAGGTAAGGAATCGCCCAACTCCGGAGATCTTATTAGGGAAAACAAGAAATACAGAACCAGGGCGCAGGAATCTGAATCTAAAGTAGTAAAACTACAAGATCAGCTCAAATCAATTACAGATCAGCAGCTTGTTGAAAAAGAGGATTACAGAACTCTTTTTGAAGATCAAAAACAGGAAAATGCTGATTTAAAGGTTAAAGTCGAATACGGCAAAGGCCTTGAAAATTCATTACGAGTTGACGCTTTAAAGGCAGTGCCTGAAGAAGATCGCGAGTTTGTGGAAGATATGTCTACGGACAAACTTCTCAAATTCACAAAGCGATACAATTTACAAGATGTTCGGACCGATGAAAGCGTTGCGAAAAATTCAACAACAGGAGGTTATTCTTCTGCTTTGGAATGGGTAACAAATGATCCAGTCGGGTATGCAAAATCAAAAAAAGGAACTGGCTTAAAAAGCAAGTTCGGAAACATATTTAATCCAAGTGGCGGTAGTTGACGGAAAAAAAGACATCGTATTAGGGGTCGATCACGACCCCGACGATCGTCTTAAAATGGATCAAGATCCAGATGGATTGCCAGTGGCAACACGCGATGGCAAGCATATAACTGCTATTGATTTTGTGGATGCTACACAGGAAAATATTGAACGCATACAAAAAGGCAAAAAGCCTAAATCGATTGGATATTTCTCAGGCTTTGGTTCAGGAACATTGAAAAAACCTTATGAATAAAGGAAATAAGAAATGGCTGTAACACAAAAATCTTCATTTGCCAATTATGCTGTAACAGCGTCTGATCAGATTCTGCCAGACGTAATAATGGCATTTACTAAATCTAATGTCATGGCTCCGCTTGTGAATTCCGCAATAGCACCTCCAGGTGCTGCATCGGTAACATTTGTGGACATGACAGCTAAAGCATCTTCGGATGTAGGATCACTTTCTGAAGGTAGTGAGAGAGCTTCAATAGCAGTGGCTACCGGCGCACATGAATGTATTATCGTAAACTACGTTGTACGTTCTGACTTGTCCGACCTTGCAGTTTTAGGCGCACCCTATGACTTGACAGGTAATGTGGCAGATAATTTAGGCCACGCGGCTGCTTTGAAAATCGATGATTTACTTACGGATACATTCAGTGGCTTTAGTCAAACATCAGGAGCAGCAGGAACAGCGTTATCTCTTGATTTGTTTTTTGACGCAGCTCGCCAGCTTCACGGAGCCGGCGCGCCAATGCCGTTTAGCTACGTCGGAAACAGCAAACAGATTTGGGGCGCAAAAGGAATCCAGGGATTGTTGATTGCAACATCTACCGGTACTTTTGCTGACAACCCAGTTTCTGCTTCGATGCTTGCTAACGGTTACGTTGGTAAACTCGGTGGAGTAGATATTTACTTTTCTCAGGAAATAACTGAGGATGGTAATGATGACTGTCCTGCTGGAATGTTCTCTAAAAACGCTCTTGGTTTTGGTATTTCATCCGCTGGTCTTATTAATGTTGAGACACAGCGCGATGCTTCATACCAGCACACAGAATACATTGTATCTCTGAAGTGCGGTGTGATCGAAGTACAAGATACTTTCGGCGTTTACATGATAACAGACGTATCATAATCTGATTGAATAGTTTCAGGGGGAGGCAACTCCCCCTGAACGCATTAACTGGAGAAAGTGATGAGATATTTTAAAAATCCTAATAGTGTGACAGTAGCTTACGATTCTAAAAAAGAATCTAAATAATGGCTATTGGATCCAAGCGTAATATAAATGACCTCTGGAAGGAATATTGGCTTGATGTAGCCGGTACGACTACTGCCAAAAATATTAACGACGCTATGAGGGCAGGACTGGAGGAACTTGGTTTTTCAGGTTCATTGAGCAAGATGCTTAAATCATGGGCCGTAGATCAAGGCGGTACATCTGCAACCATTAACCAGGCAATAAAACTGACATTTGCCGATATGGTTGGTGAGACTACCGAGGGCTTAACAGCTATGATGCCGGAATATCTAATTCATAATAGCTGGTCTACTATTTTAACGAAATTTGAAGATGAGGACCGTATGTGGAACTTCATCGATTAATTAAACCGCACGGAATAGCCGTGCATAATAATCTCATGGAAAGGAGATTGAAATGGCAACATTAACAGGACAAAGCATAGCCAGTAGCTATGAACAACTTTTACACGTCGACCGTGATGGCGGTGGAAATACCACAACTTTAGTTTCCGTCAAGGACGGTGATAACGGTACAACCTTCTGTCTACAATTAGCAACAACAAAGGCTATGATTGAGGGTAGTGGTAGTAAGCTATTTTTTAGCGATGAAGGCGGCGAATATATATCAGGCAATGGCTCTATCCTTAGTATAGTTGGTGGTAGTGAAATAGACTTAACCGCAACTGCAATAG